ATACGAACACAAAAAGCCCTGACAATAACTTAGTCAGGGCCGTGCTTACAATTGTTCACGCTACCATAGTACCACGTTGAAAACGCACAAAACGCACAAAAATTAATTCTCTGCAAAAAATCTTGTAATTCTCATTCGCGCCCTATTTTCGGAGGGATAACCATAAACATATTTTGAGACAGCAGGCCAACTCCTACCTTCAAGATATTTCAATGTAATGATCTGCCGTATCTCACTGCTCTTTATTGTGTCAATGAATATCTCTATTTCTAGCGTCTTAGCTTCTGCCCTTTCTTTACGGTCAGCCAATATGAGCCTGCATTTCATCATCCTAATCCAATTAGACTCATCACCGCCAGTTATTGTGATTATATGTTCGTCGTAAGGAGCGCACAGCCTTGACCCTTTAACAGTATCAGATATAACTTGCTTGGCCTTTGATTCATACTTTTTAATCCTCTCTTCAAGCATTTTGATCTCATTTTTTAGCTTTAAGTATTCTTCTAGGTCAGTTATTTTCAATCCCTCGCCCTCCTCCTTACCCCTCCAACATCTGCCTTACCGTGACCCCCATATCAATCTTTACCCGCCGCCACCGATTAACAACCTGCATAGCTGTAGCATGGTCCAGATCATTAAACCGCCTCAGCAGCGCCAGACCCTTGTTGTAATCATCCAGGCCGGATGGTAAGTCATCGAGATAATCGTGGTATAGGTGTTCGCGGTGCTTGTTATCGTTTAGCATTGCCTGCTCCCCCTCCGCTCCCCATAGGAGCAATAATCGCCTTCCTGCATCGGAAACAAGTCAAATTGAGTACATCGTATCCCCGTTATGTATGGCGGTTCGCTGATACCGTTGCCGACCTTCTTGTGTGGTTTGCTGTGGAGACATTCCCGGCACCTCACCGGCTTCACAACCTCATCGGGTTCGCCTATGATTTCGTAGGCGGCGAGCCTCTTTTTATCCAAAAAGGTATTCGCAACACACTCAGTAATGCTGTAAATACTAGTCGCTGAATGAACCGACAGTTGCGCAATGACTATAGCAATCTCTTTTATTTGTTCGATGTCTGTTTCTGTTAATTTATTCATTCCGCACCCCTTTCCAATCCTAAAAATTCATCCAGAGGGCCAGTATATGTATAATCACAACCATCACACATGACCGTTATCGTATTCCCCTGTATGCTCCAATCCTCAAGATTTAAACGCTTCCCGCACTTGCATTTTCTGTCCCAAACAATATTGCTCAGTTCATCCCCAAAATCCCCGATGTTATCCGACCAATCTAAATCAAATTTGTCATAAATATCATTGCAGGTCTGGCATAAATAATACGATATAAAGTCACCGTCGAATTTACCATCCACGTATAGACACGATTTGCCGATAGGGATTATTTCTCTGCAACATATGCATTTATGCGGTTTTCTGGTTTTCTTGATTTGTTTTTGTGTGCTAAATGCCCAGCCCATTTAAATCATCCTTTCTATTTCAGCCACTATAGCCCACTGATTCATTTCATATTTCGGGCATTTTAGATAATCGACATCCCATTGCGATGCAAATCGGCCCCAGTTGTATCCATCATTTGCAGGATTTTTTATCCCGATTGCCATACATTCTTCTTCTGTCAGCTCCTGCACCCTCAACACTCGCACCTCAGACACCGCCAGCTTAATCCGCGCGGCTTCGGTCGGCATAGTGACGGGAGAGCGCCAGCGTGCGGGCGAATACAACATCGGTCTGAATGACGGCGACATTTCAATCCATCGTTGGAATCCGTCAGCTGCATAAGCGATTCCCCAGAGAGAAGAGTCTGGATCTGGTGGCATGCAATCCCAGCTTTCCCGGCCCAGCAGCACGTCGCCGGGCTGGTATCGACAATCAGCATCACAAATAGGCGTTGTCCATATTCCCCAGAACTGTATTTCTTTGCCTTGAATTATCGGTCTCAATGTGATATTTTCAAGTTTGGGCGGCTGCGGCGTTACCGGCCTCACAATCAGCGTCTTGCTCCCGTCGAGGATGCCGGGGATTTCCCATTGCTTGAGACATATGGATTTTTTAGACATTGATATCCCTCCTGTCAGTATTTAACGCCAATATAATCTAAGACTTTGCCGCACCCCAATTTATTGATGCAGTAATCGTATTGCTTTGGATGCGTAATTTTCATTCGTTGAAATTTATTTTCTTTATCTAAATGACAGCCAACAGGACAAAACATACAACCAGTTCTTTGTTCTCCTGTGGTCTTTAATGTTATATCTTGAATCAAGCTTATTTGTTCATTAATTGATATTATATTTCCATAAATTTTACAATATGGAATTTCTGTTAATTTCAAATATTGTAAAATATTTTGTTCCGTCCAAAAACTTAACGGTTGTGAAGTTTGTTTCTTGCTATCAAAAGCGTTGCAACCCGTTTTCAACCAACTATCTTTTCGTCTTTGGCTTTCATCAGCCATCGTTCCCATAATTGCATATTTGCCACTATGCTTCGCAAAATCATCAAGAGGTTTTTCTTTCATTATTTTGCAACATTTTGCAGATATCCCAAAAGGGGCATCAAGCAAATAAGCGAATTTCTTGTAACGTTCTTTAAATTGACTCGGCGTTCCGTCTTTATTCAAGCCTTTTAATTTGTTTATGGCCCATTGACTGCCGCGTTTTGCATAATAAATACATTCAGCAGTATCTTTGCTCGGAAAATTCCAACCATATTTTTTAATGACTTCATCGAATCTCATTGAAGGACGTAATATAGTTACATTTTCTTTTGTTTTTACAAACTCCCTAATCTCTGGATATTCAAGCCCTGTATCCACAAAAACGGCCTCAATATCAGGATAAATGCGTCTTGCCAAATCTAACAAAACCGTGCTATCCTTACCACCGCTAAAAGAAACATAAACTTGACCGTCAAAATGCTGGTACCATTCCATTATTCGTGTCTGCGTGACCTGTATTTTTCGCTCAAGGTTCCACGCTTGCATAATTTTTAAGTCTTGCTTTGTATATTTCATTTCGTCCTCCTATTTTTTCGGAGGAATGCGCATTCCTTACTTGCCAGCGGGTCATGAGGCCGCCGGGGTGTTAATTAATTTTTATATGCTGTTACCAGCGCCGTCAGATGGCATTTTTGCCCGCATACAATGCACTGTCCGTTACCGTGATACTCAGTTATTTTTTTGCCCGGGAATCCCTCTATATACAGAGGCTTACACCTATAACACAATCCCTTAATTTGTTCAGCCATTTAATCGCTTCCAATCTGCCAACAGTAAGGTTTCGACGTGCATTTGCGCTTGACGCCTCGTTGGTGCCTTGCCGATGTCGATTTTACCGACTACAATCCTGACGCCATCAAACTTATATTTCCTGTTTTTCTTTTTCCTCTCCCGGATAAGTTCGCGCTGCTTTCTGAATGCTGCCCTGCGTTTTTCAAGCTCTTTCAACGCCTTAGCCATTCTCTTTTTGCGCTCAGAGACAAGAAAATCCAAGTATTTGTCAGATAAATATTCCTTGCTATTTCCATTGCGCCACATTTTTAAAAGTTCATCATCGCTCATTCCATATTCACCCTCTCAATCTCCTCCACGATCACCCCCCAGCATATACACGCTCCAGTTCATTCATGATTGCTATGCCTAGCTCACGTTCAAACTCCGAATCACTAAAAACGCTAAAATCATGAGCTATCCTAAGCCAGTCATCATATGTTTTGGGGTCCCGGTGACTTTTGTGCCAAGCCTTTGCGTTCTCGTAAATTTCGGAATACAGCTTTTTAGCCATTAGCACCAGCCCCTGGCTCTCTTGAAATCTCCATAGCGCAGATATATATTCCCGGCAGCTCTGCCCAAAACTTTTCTATAACCTCGGATGCTACCTGGGCATCATCCCGCCAGAAGCCTGAATCTGTCATGCAGTCCTTCAACAGCTTTTGCAAATTATCCGTGTCTGGCCTTGTGGTCTTATATTCTCCATCCTTATGCTTGCCTCGTGGGAAGCACCATTTTGTTATCAAGCGAACCGGACCGGACATTATTTCTTTTGGTGCGTGACCTGCCAAATGAGCCATGAGCTTGCTCCGGGCATCCTCAAGCTCTTCCGGTTCATAGAAAACTGGTTTGCCATTCTTAACCGTCACCTTTTTTTCTTGGTGGGTGATGGTCGGGACTTTTTTCATCGGCATAAAAAATTCAACTCTCATAATTTCAATGCCTACAATCTGGGCAATCGTCCCAATCGCTATATCCGTGCGGACAGGCTTCCTCGTATTCGATACCTTGCCATGTGCTGGTGTCAGAATTGTATTTGATTAACTTACGATCTTTCATTGTCTCAAACAGATGCTGCAAAACATCCGGCTGTTGTATCAGCCACTTCACCACATTGCTTTCGGCCACATCATATTCTTCATTCGGAATACGGTGTTGCAACTTAGGCATTGTTTTTACGACACTCAATTTTGTGCTTATTTTTTTCATCTACCTTACCTCCAGATTTTTTACCTCGACCTTTTAGTCACGTCATGTGTGTAGAGGGATGACCCGTCCCCTATCGGGTCATCTACCGTTACACACGTGACGTTTGCGGTAACGGAAAATGTTATATTTATATAGTAGTCATTACTTCCACGGTAACCGTCATGAAAAACATGATAATTACTTCCACGGCAACCATTAGAGTTTTATGTTAATTACCGAAGTAACAACCTTTGCAATGACTCTGATAATTACCTAATTTCCATTGTCGTAATCATCATGTTTTATGGTTATTACTATTACAGTAATCATCATGTTTTATGGTTATTACTATTAGTCTTTTATGCTGTCTTTTTTGATAATCGTGTCGCTATTTTTGTCAATTGTATATTTGCCATACCATCTAATTCTATTTGCTACTGTTCTTTCGGAGATGCCAAGGTATTCAGCAACATCACTTTTAGTAGGCGGCTCGCCCATTTTGCAATTGTTTATGGCATCCTCAAGAGCTTTATTTTTTGCCTCGCGCTCGTCCTTAGCTTGATTTTTCCGTTTATTAGTTGCTTTTTGCCATGGTGGCATGTCACCCTCCGGCTTGATATCGCTTAACACTCCGACATTATCAATACGATGTATAGGGTAATCAAACCATAGGTTTTTCGGAGGAAACTTAGGAAATTCCCGAAGTGTTCCCTCAATACGCCACGCGCTGACGTTCTCCATGGCCTTTATGCTGTTCTGGATATCTTCTGTAATCTCCTTGTATTTCTGCGGTGAAAGATGCTGCTGACATATTTCTTTCATTCGCGCGGAGCTGCATAGATCGTCCTGCGAGGCTTCGCCTTTTAAACCAGCCATATCAAGCCATTTTGCGCATATCTCGCAGGTCTTAGTATTGGCTTGCTGCTCACGTAATTTGTCGCTTATTTCAAGCTCTATCAGGTCGATTAACGCATCCGGGTCACGAGCAAAAACACCGCTGCCGGAAGCTCTATCCATACTACGCTTGCTGCCCTGACTGCCTTTGCTGTGGTGATGGCAATATATAACCGCAACGCCTAATTCAGTACACACCTTATCAAACTGATTGCAAAAATTCGCCATTTGATCAGCGCTGTTCTCGTCGCCGGTTATTACCTTATAAATAGGGTCAATGATAACAGCAATATAATTCTTTTTAGCTGCCCGCCGGATCAGCTTAGGAGCCAGCTTATCCATGGGCATTGACTTGCCCCTAAGGTTCCAAATGTCGATATTGGCAAGGTTATTTGCTTGCCACGTGAGAGCCGTGTAAACGTCCCTAAAACGATGCAAGCAACTTGCCCTATCTAGCTCAAGATTTACATATAAAACCTTACCCTGCGTACATTTCCAGCCTACCCAATGCCTACCCTCGGCTATGGCACAGCATAACTCTATCAACGCAAAGGATTTGCCTGCTTTCGACGGGCCGGCCATCAGCATTTTGTGTCCCTGCCGAAGAACGCCGTCGATAAGTGTTGGCGACAGGTCGGGCAAGTCGTCCCATATATCCTTGATGCTTTCCGGTTCCGGCAGATCGTCGTTTACGCTTTCGATCCACTCCTGCCATTCTGCCCAACATGATTTACCCAGGGTTGTTCCAAGTAAAAACTGTTTACGTCCGTTCCTGGTAATTCCCGGCATTCGGCTTAACCTGGATGGATTACGGTTTTGGCTATCTACTGCTAACCCGTTTTTTTTGCAGATATTATAAAGATAATCTACACGCTTACGGTATTCTTCGTAGTTTGCGGCCTCAACCTTAACAATGGCGTGAAGGCTTTTCTTACCGCTGTGGACCAAACATGCCACTGGCAGCTCCAGCTCTTGTATGATGGCATATTGTTTATCAATATCCGCATGGTCTGATTCAACCAAAGCATAGCGGTGATCGGTTACATTTTCGTTTTTGACGTCCTTACCATCTAAGGGATTGAAGCGTATCCAGGCCCCCGCTTCTTTCTTGTAATCGCCGATAACCTTGCCGATATCGCCGCCGCACTCGCTTAGCTCTTGAATTAATTGCCCCGCTGTGCGGTCATAGGAGCCTTTTTTAGGCAGATATTTTCCTTCGTCGTTTTGCCAGGTTTCCGTTACATAGCCTACATTTTCATTAGATTCAAACAGTATTTTTAAATACGTAATCAGCTCGTTAACTGGCTCCCATGCCTCAGGCTCCCTGACTTCTTTTTCCTCGATCCAGTTTTTATCAATAACAACATAGTCATCATCAACGCTGATTTCGTCGTCCCAATCGAAGGCATAGTCAGGCCGGCCAGGCTTCCATCCGTGATCTTTAGCCATTTGGACAATCGTTCCACCAGTTACGGGATTGGCACTCCCGGAAAAGCTGCCCCATTTTTTATAGCACTCTCCAGCGTGGTATCGCGATCTGTCTCGTTGACTCCAATTATCCCAATCAGAGGCCGTATGACCGGATTCCTTTAAGCCCATGCCAACATTTACCCATTCTTGATAGTCAAGTTGGGCGGGGTCAATGTAATCAAGCAATTCTAATAAGTTTAAGTCTTGTTTCATGCCTATTGCTCCTTATATGCGCTTGGATTAATCCCGTTTGGTACTCTCCAGCCGTTGCCGGCAATCCTGTCGATCATTTTTTTAGCTGTTTCAAATTGCCAGGTACCTACATGCTGGAAACCTCTGCCCTCTAAAAACCTGATTTGCTTAGGTGTAGTAAGTCCTTCGGCGCGTCTCTTATCAAGCCGATCTAACAACTTTGATGCTTTACCGGCGTTGTCGATGACGTCCGGCAATATTCCAAGTTTCTCAAGTGTAGAAATTTGCTTTGAGGAAGGCGGTGCCATCTCCCAGCCAAATGCGGGCACATAGCTTGCAAGGTCCTCGGCTTGTATACTCATTTCGAATTGCAGAGGGTCCACAAGCTGTCTTTTCCTGCGCTTCATTTCGGCCAATTGTTTTGCCAATGCTTCCTCACGGCTGGCAACAACATCTTCCGCCGCTTTCTGTTCAGCTTCTTCGATGTCCATCGGACCCCCCGCGGCTTCAATATTTTCCGTCATTTTTTCAGCTACTTCTTTGTTTTCGCAAATCAAATGTGCTGGTCGGCATAGCTCGTGGCGTTCGGTATGCCATAAAAAATCTAAAAGCAGCAGATCAGTTTTTCCGGGCGAAAGGCGTGTACCGCGGCCAACCATTTGGCAATATAGGCTGCGTATCTTTGTGGGCCTCAAGACCACTATGCAATCTACGCTAGGACAATCCCAGCCCTCAGTAAGCAACATGGAGTTACATAGCACGTTGTATTTATCGTTTTCGAAGTCCTCAAGTATCTCCGCACGGTCAGGACTATTACCGTTTACTTCCGCTGCCCGGAAGCCCTTTGCGTTTAAAATATCGCAGAATTTTTGACTGGTTTTTATCAGAGGCAGAAACACCACAGTTTTTCTATCCATACAACATTTCCGCATTTCATCCGCGATTTGATGCAAATAAGGATCAAGCGCGGTTCCAAGATCAGCGGTTTTAAAATCACCTGTTTGTATGCCGACGCTTGATAGGTCCAGCTTCAGCGGAATGGTTAGCGCCTTTATTGGCGACAAGTATTCTTCTTTAATTGCCTTTGGCAGTGTATACTCATAGGCCAATGAATTAAAATATTGCCCTAAATTCCGCATGTCGCCGCGGTCAGGCGTTGCGGTTACTCCCAGAACATTAGACTCTGGAAAATGGCCTAAAACCCGTTGATATCCATCACTTAAACAGTGATGCGCCTCGTCTACGATAATACTGTTGAAATAATCGGCGTCAAACTGGTTCAAGCGTTTTTCTCTCATAAGAGACTGCACGCTCCCTACCGTAACGCGGTACCAGCTTCCAAGACAGGTTTCTTCTGCTTTTTCTACAGCACATTTTAACCCCGTGGACTGGGAGAGCTTATCCGCAGCTTGGTCTAATAGTTCGCCTCTGTGGGCAAGGACGAGGACTCGCTCCCCGTCCGCTACACAATCTTCAATCAATTTCGAAAAAACAATAGTCTTACCCGTACCGGTCGGCAGAACCAGCAAGGTCCGCTTGTTGCCAGTCGCCCATTCTCTTTTGATAGCTTCCTTTGCTTCTTGCTGGTATGGCCGTAAATCCATTAAAATTTACCTGCTGTAAACGTAGTTGATGGAGAACTGGGCGCTCTATCTTCTTTTGGGTAGAATTTTTTCACTTCGTTAGATTGACGGTCTTCACCTTCTTGATTTTGCCATGTTCGCACTCCTAGCTTGCAGCGTCCGGTAGCCCCAACGACAGCGCGCCAATTCATTTGCAGCTTTTCGCCTTTTTTCTTTTGACCGATAGCTGAGAAAAAAGCAGAAATTAAACCCTCGGTTTTTGTGTGCAGAAAAATATTGTGTTTAATACGGCAGGTACCTTCCGGCGTATCAATTACCAATGTCACTATAGCCTTATTGCACGCAGGTAAATTAGCGCTGCCGTTGTGTCTGGCCCGCTCAAACTCAGCCACTTCAAAATCATAGTCACTTTCTGGTAGCAATATAAAATCGCTGCTATCTCTTTCGATTTCATCATCCCAACCTAATGCTCTTTCTGCTACGTCACTCATAATTCAACTCTCCTTTTTGTTTTAAAATGATGTATCTTTGCCCCGGCTCTCCATAATAATGCTTTGGACTTGGGGCCATGCGCCCACCAGGACGCCGCTAATAAAATCAGGATCGTACTTTTCGATAGGTGTCTGAATTGGATAATAGCCCTTTTTGGCGACCACCATTTGCAGCTCTCCCGGGCTAACCCGATGTATTTTCATGAGGTCAGCCAGCGCTTTTGGTATGCCCGGCGACAGGACATAACTGTCGGCAGGTTGTGCTTCCAGCTGCGCTGTTGTTTTTATTCCCGCTTGCTCATATGTTGGCTGCTCCTGTTTCGGTGCTCCCGGCCCTGAGCCTTCCGGTTGGAGGAATGGATTGCCGTCCCCGGGAGTAGTAGGAGTAACAGAAGCGGAGAAATCTTTATGCTGAGGCACTAATTCCTCCGTAGCCGAAACAACATCACTTGTATTAACAGGTATTTTTTGCTCTGATACCTGCGAAGAGACAACAGCATTACTACCTGGTATACAATGTGCTATTTGCATATAATCAAATGGTAATTCCTCAGGTAATCCATGCCGGTTTTTTGCGTCCCAGGCCGGGTGGTGAGACGTATACATGACGCGTTTTTTACCTTGGCCTTTAAACTTTGTACCCTTGTCATCGGTAGCCACGGAAACAGTCTTATAGTTTGCGAATAAAAGCATGTCAGCCCATTCTTTGACCAAAGAGGAGGTCTTTGCGGTGGTCTTGTTGCCAAGCTTTAGCTCCCAGCGGTCATAAGCGCCGAATTCGTCCGGCTGCTCGAATTTTGCAATCTTCGCATGGGCTGTTAAGACTACATTGATACCGACCTCGATCAAATCTGAAAGCCTATTAAGAAATTTCCCGAATTCCTCCTCCAGCTGAATAAAACCTTCACCATATCCAAATTTTGTGATGCTTTCCTTTTTACTTCGTTCGCAAACAAATTCAATGCATAAGCGTTCGGCCCAGTCTATAGTGTCAATGACCAACGTCTTACATGGTTTGTTTTTTTTCACAAAACCTATTTGCTCAAGCAACATTGACCAACTTGACGGTTTTTGTAGCCTGGCTACATCCAGGTTATTAGTGCTGCCCTCTGTGTCAATAAATACGGGCTCTGGAAATTGTGCCGCGAAGGTTGTTTTGCCTACACCTTCCGGGCCGAACACTACGATTTTTTGTGCTGTTGCTATCTTGCCTCTGGTAATTTGCATTTAAAACTCGCCTGCCTTCCATGTTTTGTTCAGGGATTCATTTTCATCTTGGCGCATTGCCTCCTGTTCCATCTGCAGCATATCCGCCTGATATTGGGTTGTATTGACCGAATACCCATCCTCAACAATAATGCTGCATTCCCCGCCAGTGGATACTCTTGTTGCTATTGCCTGCAAGCCTTCCGTTTCAAGCCATGCGCCAAACTCTCCTAACGTATTCATATCCATTTGCTCAAGCTTATCCAGCAGGACAAAACCGCACTTGGGGTTTAGTTTTCGCACGATTGCCGTTGATACCTTTAGCTGGTCAGAGCCGCTCATACTGTCCCATTTATGGCCCTTGTATGTAAGCTCTCCGTCCTGTACCGACAACTCAGGTAATGGCAAGTTTGCATTTGTGAGTAAATCAGCCTTGTTTGTGCGGACAGAGTTTAGCTGGCTGGTTAATGTGTCGTATTGCTGGCGGTATTCGTTGGCGTCGTCCTCCGCCTTGTTTTTATCAAGGTTGGCCCTGACTTTGCGGTTTATTTCTTCAATGTTACGGATATTCTCCTCCAGCTCAGCCGTTGATTCATCCTGTAGGTTTTCAGCGGATTTTTGAGCGGTCGCTACATCTGCTTTGATGCCGTTCAATCTTTCTTTAGCTTCAAGCAGCTGCGTTTCCAGTCTAATGACCAGATCAGACGCCTCTGCCTCCTGCTGCTGTAAGCGTGCGAGATTTTGCCGCTTGCGTTCATTTTCGCCATTACGGGCAAGGATTTCCTGCTGCTGGCAGATTAGCTCCGAAGGGGAAATTAAGTCTTTTGGGGCATCAAGATAGGTGGTCATTTCCTTGGCAAATTTCGCCTTTTGGTCTGCGATCTGTCCAACTGCATGACGCCGGTTGTAAATCTCTGTTTCCTGTCGCTCTAATAGGTTGAGTTGTTCCTTAACGCCAATGATTTGCAGCAATACTTCCGCTTTTTCCCGACTGTTCATGCTCATGAATTTTGGCAGGTCAAGCGCGAGCTGCTCCACAAACTCATTTAAAAGCTGCTGCCCGCCCTTGTTGCCGTTGGGATCAGTCACCTTTAAGTCGCTGTTTTTACCCTTGCGTTCTACAACTAGGCCATTAGATAGGACGATATGCAGATGCGGAGGAATAACAGACTCCTCGCGCTGTGCAGCTGACGGCCTGTACTGGTTACCGCCCAAGGCCCAAGCAATACTATCTAGTACGGATGTTTTGCCTTGGTTATTTTTGCCGCCTATAATAGTTAGGCCGCTTGATGACGGTTCGACTTTTACCGCCTTGATTCGTTTTACATTCTCAATTTCTAATTGATTTATTTTGATCATGTCTTTCACCTCGAATATTTGACTTTCTCGCGATATCGTTTATAATCTTGTTATAGAGACTTTCCTTAGCCCCCGACGG